TGTATATTGAGTAATGGTGGATGAAATTGCGCCACTAGTAATACTAATACCTGTGCTTGCGCTAAATGCATCTCTTGCTCTGGTAGTTGTAAAGTAGAGGTTTGTTGAACCTTCTGTGATTTCGTCACTGTTATCTTTAGTCTGAATTGCTGAAGTAACATATGCTTCAGTTGCCAGAGGTTTGCCACCAGCAGTGGTACCATCATGAACAACTACAGTATCTTTTGTTGTGTCGACAGTGACTTCACCAACAGCACCCGTAAAGGTTGAGTGCTGAACGGTAGTTCCTCTTCTAAGTTGTAAAATCGTTGCCATTTTTATCTCCTAATCCACCCTATTTAGGTAGTATATGTTCCACCATCTAGAATGGCACCGTCCTTGATATTTGCTAGAGTGTTCTTTAACAACTCATGTCCACCAGCAGTCGAACCATCATGCACTCTTATCGTATTGTTTGTAGTGTCTATGGTAATCTCCGCTTCAGCGCCCGTAAAGGTATTGTGTTGGGTGGAAGTACCTCTTCTCAGTTTGACTCTTGCTGCCATCAGATGCTCCCATAATCGATCGAGTTGTACTCAAAAACATTGTCGGTAATAAGACCATAATCTAAATCTGCGTTTTGATTTAGGCGAACGACCGCGACACCTGGAGTTGTTGTGGTATCAACAACGAAATCCCCGAAGATGGTGTCCGCGAAAGAGATGGTCGTCACCCCCGCATCCGCCCCACCATCATTTACTGCGACTCCGCCGAGACCAACAACTGTTCCGTCGGTCTTTTTAGAGTAAATTTTCTTGTCTACTAAATTAACAGCGAGTTCGCCAATCGCTAGATCTACACCAGTTGGTGCTGCTCCAGGAGTCTCACTACGCTTTATCTGTACTATTGTCGACATCTAAATCCTCTTCCCCGATAGAATACTCTTCAGAGGTGCCAAACGCCAAACTGCCTTCAAGGTCAACATAATTCCCATTGGGTTTTGGTTGATTCTTTTCGTGCTCCAGAATTTGATTTTTCTGCGTAAGATCTGCTACCGTTTCATTTGCCATGGTAAGTTGTGTACTCAGCATGATATTATCAAGTGTTAACGCCTTCAGTCGTTCTGCAAGATTGGCAATATACGAGTTAATAAATTTTGTTTGGTCCATTATGTATCTCCACAAAGTTGGGGTGGGATTGTCCCACCCCATTCTTATCTATTTATTAGTATGTTCCACCGTCGATATTACCGAACGAAGGAGCAGCACCTGAACCACCAGATAGAAGAACTTGACCCGCAGTTCCCGCAGCGGTAACTCCGAGCGCAGAAGTACCATTACCGAACATAACACCGTTAGCAGTAAACGTTGCCGCACCAGTACCACCGTTTGGAACAGTGATTGCTGAAGCAAGCGACGAAACAGTTCCGCCTTCAAGGTTAGCAACAAGAGTAGCAATGGTGTAACCAGTTGCCGCTGTGTTAACAGTTGTGGTTGGAGCAGCTTGTGAATCCTTGAAGAGTCTCCACTTACCGTCCGAAGCATCGCGGAAGATACCTGAGTAAAGGTCTAGCGAACCGCTGGTATCATACATACCGAACAGACCGATGTCAACTGCGTCGGTTGCATTGTTGTCGTTACCAACGAATACGAGAGGATCGGTAACAGTTAGAGTTGTCGAGTTAACAGTAGTTGTTGTTCCCGAAACTGTTAGGTTTCCTGCAACAGTAACGTTAGCACCCGAAAGTGTAAGAGCAGTAGTTCCGTCAGATGCCTTAATGTCATTACCACCAACAGTTAGATCACCAGCAACAGTAACGTTAGCACCGTCAAGTGTAAGGGCAGTAGCAGAAGATGACTTAATGTCATTACCAGTTACGGTAAGATCGCCAGCAACAGCAACGTTTGCACCGTCAAGTGTAAGAGCAGTAGCAGAAGATGACTTAATGTCGTTTCCAGTAACTGTTAGGTCACCAGCAACCGAAACATCCGCACCCGAAAGAGTGATAGAAGTAGTTCCGCCATTTGCCTTAATGTCGTTACCACCAACTGTTAGGTCACCAACAAGAGTAACGTTTTCTGTAAGAGCAACAGTTACACCAGCATCTTCAGAACCTGAACCTGTGATAGTAACTTGGTTTGCAGTTCCAGCAACAGTAGCAACATAGTTACCAGTTGTGTCGGTTCCAAGAGCAACCGAGTTGGCAGCAATCGAGGCAACACCTGATTCACTGATTGTAATGTCGCCAGAAACGGCAGCATAGATGTAATCGCCAATATCTTCAGCAGTAATCTTCTTGTTTGCAGTTGCCGAAGCATCATAAACAAGGAATTCGTCTGCATCAGCAAGTGATGTCAGAGCAGTAGCACCAGTAATATCAGCAGCGATAGCAACTTGGTTGTCTGAAACTGTTGTCTTAACACCGGCTGAACCAGCAAAAGTCAGAGTTCCGCCAGTTGTGAAGGTATCTGTATTAGGAGTTCCTTGGTTGTCACTTAGTGTGAACGAGGACGAAGCCGGTGACGAGAATGCGAGTTGACCTGAACCGTTTGTGGTAAGGATCTGACCGTTTGTACCGTCTGCGGTTGGAAGAATCAGAGTAAGATCAGCGGCAAGAGTATCTGGTGCCTTTAGAGTTACTTTGTTGGAACCGTTATCTGTTCCTTCAGCAAAGGTTGCTTTACCACCAACTGATGATGTTGCGTCGATAAGACGAGCATCAACCTTGTCTGTGAAATATTTACCACCGACAGCATGAATTGCTGCAGTTCCGCCTTCTACTGATTCAATGTATAGTTTTGCACTTGCGCCGCTATTGCTTGCGTCTTGTGCATATGCCATTTCCCCTTCTAGGAGAGCAGTTGTTGTTGGAGCAGTTGCACCTGAACTTCTTTTAATTTGAATAATTGTTGACATTTAGACTATTCCTTTTTGGTTGTCTTCGTTGTTAATACGTTCCACCGTCTATATTATCTAATACCACTTCAGATGCAGGGTTTGCTGCTTCCCATTTGTTAGTAGCAGTGTTGTAAATTAAAGTGTATCCATCTTGGATACCGTCTACATCCACATCTGCCAACGTTTCTATTTTGGTTGATGTTCTTTTACTTACTATATTTGTATTTATAGTATTTGAAGTTCCTACTGTAACTTTTAGTGCCATTATTTTGTTACCTCTGGATTGATTACAACGATACCCTCTAGGACTCGTAGCGTTTCGCCTTCGCCTGTAATTTCAATATCATACACATACCTCCCTGCTTTTATTGCTGATGTTTGCACAGCAGTCAATGAAATAGTAACTTCACCATCTTCTGGTAAAGTAATTTCAGCAGTAAAACTAACGGAAGTATTAGTATAATATGATTTGCGCATTTGTGCTGCAGCAGTATAATCAGTAAGATCTTTCGGATCCCCGTTCTGATCATTTACCATAAGAGACAAAGAAAAAGTTGTTCCTTGGTCGATATAGATATTTTGAATTTGTGCCATCGGGAACCCTTATAAATTACTATGACACTATTTATAATTTTGGAGTTGTGATGAAAACAATTATAATGCTTAAATATGGCACAAAATATTCTGCCGATGATGTGAATAGAATCGTCAAAGATACAGGCAGGAAATATACATACGTATGTTTTACCGACGACCCGACTGGATTGGATCCAATTGTTGTTCCTTGGCCGTTGCCAGATGATATAGAAGGTCACTGGTATAAGGTTTGGATGTTTAGTCAACGAGGATTTGGTGATGTTCTTTATCTGGATCTAGATATTCGTATTCAAAAAAATATTGATCATCTGTGGAAATACCTTGACATTTATCCAACAATAGCGTATACTTACTGGAAGAATATAGAGTTTCCTGATTATGTCGGAGAAACTCATGGCATGCGGTATTTAAGTAATTACAACTCGAGCGTAATGATGTGGAAAGATGGGACTGTTCATCATATATGGGAGCACTTTCAATCAGATCCAGATTACTTTATGGTTAAGTATTTTGGCGACGACAGGTTCTTGTGGCACGAAGATTTTAGATTTAATTATTTTCCGAAAGGCGAGATTTATTCGTTTGTTTATGGTGCAGACTATTACGGTATAGATGACCATAACAAATCTTTCTACTATCGCCCAAGTTACACAATAGCATTATTAAATGGATTAGACCAGTTTCCTGGAGCAGATAAAGAGTATGATGAACTTCGTATGCATTAAGTGGGGCGATAAGTATCCCGCCAAATATGTGAATAATCTTTACAATATGGTAAAGAAGAACTACACCAACCTTTTCACATTCACGTGTTATACGGATGATGCCGATGGTTTAATTTGCGATACTGCACCTATACCTGATGATGGTATCCTACATCCGAAATATTGGTTTGGCAAAGAAACCTTCTGTTTCGACAGAGCAAAGTTCTCAGTATTTAATTCGCACAACTGGTTAGGGTACGTAGGTAACTGGTGTTATTTTGACCTTGACGTAGTAATCCAAGAAGATATAACTGAGGTTCTGGAACTTGCACAGAAACCTCGCATCATTCAATGCCGCTGGCAACCACAATCACAGAAACATGACAGACTGTTTATTGACACCAGAGGAACTTTTTTCAACTCTAGTATGATGCTTTGGCCTGGTAAATCATGCGAACATATCTACAACGATGCCATCGAGAATTCCGAATCGATATTTAAAACTTTCTTCAAGGGAAGCGATAATTATCATTACTGGAGGCAGAGAGACTTCTGGAAAGATATTCCAGGTGGATGGATCTATTCTTGGAATCGAGGAAAGCATCATCCAGATGACATTGAAAGATTTAAGTTTCGACCCGATGCTAAGATTTGCTTGTTCAATACAGATAATGTTCCTCATCCTTCCGCCAAAGAGCAAATAGAACTGGTAGATTGCCAAGATGAAAATATTATTGGATTGTGGAAATGAGAGTTAATTACGTCTGCTGTAAATGGGGTACAAAGTATTCCGCTGAGTTTGTCAACCGTCTTTATAGAATGGCAAAGAAGCACACCCCTGATAATTTTGAGTTCCATTTCTATTGCTATACAGATAACAGCGAAGGTTTTGATAATGAAATTAAAGTCATCGACTTCCCAGACATTCCCAACATCCATCCGAAATACTGGTTTGGATCTGAGGATTTCAAATACGGCATGGCACGTTGTTGGGACAGACCAAAGACGTTCATCTTCAATACACATAACTTCGCAGACGATAAACCCACTGGAAGATTTGTCTTTTTCGACCTTGATGTTATCATTCAAAATGATTTGTCGCCGATCATCACTTATGACCTAGAGAATCCTACCAAGTTACGCTCGTGGTGGCAAGACCCTCGACCCATGAAGACTCGAAACTTTAAGTTGGCGCATGGTGCTTACACTAATGGTAGTTGCATGGTTTGGTCAGATGATCAGACAGAGTGCATCTGGCAGGATGTTCTAGAACATCAAGAGCGTATTTGGTTCACGTTCACCGATGGAACTGACAACTATCATAGTTGGCGATGGGGTGACTTTAGTGATACTCCACTTTGGGCACACTTCCCAAGCACATTTGCTTACTCATACAATCGTGGTCGTAACTGGCACGAAGGTGATTTGCAAGTAGGCATATATAGAAAGGACTGTATCCTTTGTGTGTTTAATGTTGACTTGTTACCATTTCAAGATAACAGCAGAGGCAAAGTTAAACAGGAGTCGCTCGTCGACCCTGATCTTTTAGAGCATTGGAATATTTGATGATTAGTATTTACACAGTTAAGTGGGGGTTCAAATATGATTCAGAACATGTTAATCGTGTTCTTGAACAATGCAGAAAACATATAACAACTGATTTCGACTTTTACTGTTTGACTGAACATCCGATTGGATTGCATCGTGATGTTATAGTAATTCCCTTCCCCGAAGATAACTACTATGAAAAATGGTGGAACAAATTGTATTTGTTTGATCGAGGAGTTGTACCCCAATATGGAGAAAAACTTTTCCTGGATCTTGATATTGAAATTCAAAACAATATTGATTGCATCGTTGATCATGACCCAGAAGATGGACTGACATTTGTTCGCACCCATTGGCACGACATGAGAAAAATGAAACGAGACACAAAAGATATTCCTCGTGCATATACAGATCTAAATTCCAGCGTGTTGAGGTGGAACGATAGATTGGATGTCAATAAGATTACCAAGTTTGTCACAGATTATCCTGATCAAATGTTTTTTCATTATCGCGGTCTTGATAATCTATTCGGGCACAAGAGAGAACAACTATTAAAAATTAATTTTTTCCCAGATGGTTGGGTGTATAGTTACAACTACGGATACATGTGGCCAATTGATGTGCGGGAACAAGTCCTCCGCGAAGAACCACTTATTTGTTTATACGATTCAATGGAAAGACCACAAGATGTTAAATTATAATTACTTAAATAATTACCGAAACTGGGGCGACGGATTAGATAAGATCGCCCACGAAATGCCGTATAAGCATGACGATTTCCGTAAATCTATGAATCCAAATACAATGGATGCTGCCATTTGGTTAGTAGAAAACTTACAGAGACTTACTCGAGGTCCTGATCCATTGAATATAACGATTCTAAATTCTTGGTTGGGATTTCCTTTAGTTCCACTTCTCTGCGAAAATCTAAATGTCAAGAAACTCAACTTGATCGATATTGATAAAGATGCATTAGAACTGTCTAAGGTTTTCAATCGTTACTATAACAACGAGAGAGGAATTGAACTCAATCACATCAATTGGGATATTCCGTTTGCATATCATGATATCAATGCATTAGAAACAGATGTAGTAATTTCTATCGGGTGTGAGGCAATGTATCCTCTAAAGAAAATGACAACAGCAAATCCAGATTGTATCTTTGCCTGTCAATCGTCAAATGTTTTTAGAGAGATGTATGGCATCAATTGCGTTCCAACACTCGAAGAGCATATTGAGAATGTTGGAGTTACTGATGTTTTCTACGAGGGATCTATTAAGCAGTCATATTACAGTTGGGATGGTAAGGTCGAGTTCGATCGGTTTATGGTAATAGGGAAAAAATAATATGGGTAGAGCAAGAGTCGTGGCACCACCACCACAAGATCATATTCCAGAACCTTTAGTATCAGCACCACCTCCACCAGAGGAAGTGGTTGCAGAAGAATGGATCGAAGGAAATTTCCAAGAAGAAATTATCGAAGTTGAAATTATTGAACCTTCTCAAGAAGAACTTGATAGGGAAAGAATCGCACAAGAAAAATATGAAGAATTGCAGCGAAAGAAAGCAGAAGAGGAATCTAGAATTTCTGCTGAGTTGCAAAATTTACGCGAAGAAAACCAAAGACTTACCCGTGAAAAAGAAGCAGCGGAAAGAGCAAAAGAAGAACAAATTGTAAAGATGCGACAACAGGCAACTGATCAGCGCAACAATCAACACATGATTCAATTAAACATGACACCAAAAATTCCATCGTTAATTAGTAAAATTAAAACACTATTTAGAAACCGTCGAATTAAGTCTGCTACAAATGTTGGAATTAAAAACTATGAAACTGCAATCCTCGAGCGAGCAAGAATTGCAGTTCCTAAGTTATTAGATGATATTGAAAAAATGCACGAGCAGTTGACTATCCTAGAGGATCTACTCACAAAATATAGTGAAGTTAAAAGTACTCAGGAAAAGTGAGAAGCATCTTCACCTGAGATATCTTCAATCATTGACCGCCAAATTTCTAGATGCGGCACAACATATCCTAGTGTCAATCTCTTAGCAGTATTACCACAACAGTGATATACGATTTTGTTTGGATCGCTGCGATCGCCAAAGTGACCAACCTTGCATGACCAACCAACAGGATCAACCATAGTTACGATTTCTTTTGTGACTGGATCCAAATAGCGGAAGAACCCACCATTTTCTTCTGCATTATATGTGATCAGAATATTGTATCCCGATGCATTCCAGTTGGTGTGCCATCCCATAAAACCATTCTCGGGATAGTAAGTAAACACAGCATTATTTCTTGCGCCAAGATAACTGATCAATTCTTTATTAGTTTCTTGCTGCCTTCTGCCATACTCAGAAGGGAACCATGGTTGTCCATGTGCCTGAGACATGTCAGTGCACCATGCAACATCAGGAAATCCAACGTGATTGTGTCCCTTATTGACGATATGATTCATATACTGCTCATCAGTAGCAGTGTCGACTGTCAATCCACCACGACGCTTATCTTGCATTTCTTGTGGACCGAGGACAAGATGTTGATCATTTTGAGCAAAGAACCATTCTGTGAATGGATCTAGAATGTCAGTTAGTTCTTTGGAAACTGAATTTGTAAATTGTAACATCAATTAATAACCTTCAAAAATCTTGCAAACCCGTGGGGATTGTATAGTGATAGATCACTCTTGGTTGCCCCTGAAGTTCTTCTTCTCTATATCCAGAAACAAAGTTCCATCGAGCATCAGGGTCGGGAAATCTGCCTGTTTTGACGCCAAAGTCAAACAAGTTTAATAACCTCCACATTGTAAATGTGTCCCATTCCAATGCCCCAGCAGGATAATGTTTACGATCCCAATCAGGTTTATTCTGTTCCCAGTATTCATCATACCAAGCACGCATCATCTTCAATGTTTGAGGATTATTGCGGTATAAGAAAATACCGCAATGTTCGGTCATCTCTTCAGTTTCAGATAACTTAGTCAGCGCTGCATTATATGGGCGATTCGCAGTGAATAATACGTCTATGTCGTCTGGGATCTGCTCAAAGATCTTTTGAATATCTTCGTGTTCAACTTCGGTATCACAGTCCATATAAACAGTCAGGTCGTATGGTGTCTGATCGAGCGCCCAAAGTTTTGCTCGTTTATCGCGAGGAACATTTTCGGTTACTACGTTATCGAAGATCTCATAGTCGGATGGTTGCACCCATTCTTCGTGTGTGAAGAATGTAATATGCGCATCAGGATAATAATCCTTTAATGAGATCGCAGAGTTTCTTGCTGCCCTGTAATAACCTTTGCGGCGAGTGGCAACATATAAGAATCCATTATTCGGCATTCGTTTCTTCCTGCATCAGTAGCATTACTGTATATGCAGTGACTTCCATGAAAGTCTTAGACTTGCGAATCTTAGACTTTAGATCGCGATTCTTAGAGTTCTTGACTACATCGATTTCGAAGGCATCCAACTTAGCAGCGAACAACTGTTCTTGCTGCATGCGAGTCTTGTCAACCTTCTGGCGTTCAAGATTTTGTTTGATTTGTTGGTTGCGATCTTCCATGCGCCGATCAGTATTGGCATCGATCTGCCCAATACTGAAGAGACGCATCACTTCTTCGTAGTCACGATTGGTACCATCATTCATGATGGATGCAGTAACACGCTTATTGGTATCAGGATAGAAAAACTCAGCGATAATATGCTGACGTTCTTTGTTCGCCCAATAAGGATTTTCGATCTTGCGAGTAACTACAGGTGAGGTATTAATCAATTCAATTCTCCATTAGAAATAATAGTCATGTTAACAGTATATATAATAATTGCTACAAAGTCAATAGATTTATGCAGTTTTTACCCACAAATATACTGTTGAGATAGTGTCTTTGGTCGCTTGAATGGTCGCACCAGAATAGGTTCCTGAGAACGACTGCGAATAAGATCCGCTGTAGAAACCAGTATAGGTAGCAGTTCCTGCATAGAATCCAGTATAGTTACCAGTAAAGTTACCTAGATATGTTCCCGTATAGGTGGCAGTTCCTGTATAGAATCCTGTAAAATTGCCCGTGTAAAATCCAGTATAATTACCTGTATAGTTTGCAGGACCAATATAGTTACCAGTAAAGTTTCCAGTATATGTACCTGAATAGAATCCAGTATATGTAGCAGTTCCGATATAATTGCCAGTAAAGAAACCAGTGTATGTTCCACTATAGAAACCAGTATAGGTTGCTGGTCCAATATAGTTACCTGAGAAGAACCCAGTATAGTTACCTGAATAGAAACCAGTATAGGTTGCTGGTCCAATATAGTTACCAGTGAAGTTTCCTAGGTAGTTACCTGTATAGTTACCAGCATAATTGGCAGCATAGTTTCTAGATCCAGAGAAATACCCCACATAATTTCCGCTATATGTTCCTGCATAGTTGCCTGCATAGTTTCTCGAACCTGAGAAATAACCTAAGTAGTTACCAGAAAATGTTCCGGAGAAATACGATATGTAGTTACCAGTGTATCCTGGACCAACGAATCCACCAAAGAATGGATTATATGTTCCTGCATATGCGGTAGCAAAACCAGCACCAATATAATTACCAGAAAAGTTGCTGGCATAGGATCCTGCATAGTTTCTCGATCCCGCATAGTAACCAACATAGTTACCTGAGAAGTTACCTGCGTAGGATCCTGCATAGTTTCTAGAACCAGCATATGTTCCTAGGTAGGTGCCACTGAAGTTATTTGAATATGTTCCAGAGTATGGCGCAGTGCCTATATAACCGCCAGCATAGTTACCACTGAATCCACGAGAATATGAACCAGAATACGGCGCAGTGCCTACATATCCACCAGCATAGTTACCACTAAATCCTTGTGAGTATGACCCAGAGTAAGGCGCAGGTCCAACATATCCACCAGCATAGTTACCACTAAATCCTTGTGAGTATGTTCCAGAATACGGAGCAGTACCTGCATAGGTTCCTGAATAAGTACCAGAAAAGTTACCCGCATAAGTTCCAGAGTAGTTTGCTGGACCTACGTAACCACCAGTGAAATTGTTTGCAAAAGTACCAGAGTATCCACCAGAGTAGTTTGCTGGACCTACGTAACCACCAGCATAGTTGCCACTGAAGTTACCGACATAGTTACCCACATAGTTACTAGGAGAAATTTGTTCTCTAGTGTCAGTTGTTGCGTCACCAAGTTGGACCCATGTTCCACCAGATGGTGTGGAAGATTGAAGTTTGTATGTTCCTAGACCAGAATCAATAATTCTATTACGGAAACTTGGAAGCATCTGTAGAATCTCACCTGAAGACATTTCTTTAATGTCCTTGGTATTGATCAGTTTAAGTGGTTTAAGACTTGTATCTGGTGTGCTAGTCGCCGCAGTTTTCTGCCAAAGATAAGTGAGAGTATTTCCACCGTTTGCAACATCAGTCAGCGTATAACGGGAAACCCAAGTTCCGCCGCTAGGGGCAGTCGCTTGCAGACGATACTGTCCAGCAGTATACGAACTTTCAGCGACCATCGCAGAAATAGCATAATCAAGTAATTCACTATCAATTTCTGCATCAGACATTTCTTTGATGCGGTCGGTAGAATATTTGATCGGTCTATTGGTAATACTTTCAGTCGCTGCGGCAGATACCTGCTTTGCGTAATATGTTACAGTATCAATCGCACCAGTCGCTGGGTGAGTTCCTGTCGCCTCTTGACGATCTGTATCAACAAAGGTTCCGATTGCAGTTCCTGTGCCAGTATTATTTGTAGTGATATTGATTTCACCCGTACCTGCACCATCAGCATTCGCACCAAAGGAAACTGTTAGGATATTTGCTACATAATTTTTAATTTCATCTACAGACATTGCCTGCAACCCCTGCATATTTGCAGAGGAAACAGGTGTCGCAGAAGATTTAATTCTAAGAACCATAGTTATGCAGTCCTAATCCAAAGTTTAACGGTTGAAACGGTATCCTTAGAAGAAAGTACAGTCGCGCCTGAATAGGTTCCAGAGTATGTACCAGAGTAGTTTCCTGTAAAGTTCCCACTATATATATTGGTATACGTACTTGTAAAATTACCAGTATAATTACCAGTATATGTAGCAGGTCCAATAAAGTTTCCTGTGTAGTTATCAGTACCAGAGAAATTGCCAGTAAAGTTACCACTATAAGTTGCTGAATATACAGGACTGATGAAAATCGCAGTATAATTGCTACCACCTACACCACTATAGAAACCTGTATAGGTTGCAGAACCAGAGTAGTTTCCAGTGTATGGAGTTCCTGGAACGAATCCATTGTAGTTACCCGAATATGTTTGACCATATGCTGGACCTGTTGGTGTGGTATATGTTGGACCAGTATAATATCCAGTATATGTCGATCCTGGAATTGTCGCAGAATATGATGGTCCAGTATAATTTGTTAGTCCAGCGTATGCTACACTTTGACTATACGTTCCACTATATACACCAGTATATGCAACTGGTGCACCAGAGAAGGTTGCTGAATA